AGTCCACCAGTACGGTGCGGCCCGTTTTTTATGTATCATGGCCTGATACGTTTTAAACGCACCCACACGCCAGTACTGCCTCTGACAGTCCTCTTCTGTGTTCTGACTCACGCACTCAACAGAGTGCTTCGCCATTTCACATATTGGAGGAACTACAATGGCATTTCCCGCAGCGGGTGGTTACACCCAGTTTAGCAACGGGGCGTTCAGCCCTACAATCTTCTCTAAAAAAGCCCAAACAGCTTTTCGTAAATCTTCTGTTGTAGAAGACATCACGAACACCGATTACACCGGTGAACTGGCTAACATGGGTGACTCGGTCAAGATCATCAAAGAGCCTGATATCACAATCAACTCTTTGGCTCGTGGTACGTCTCTGGCGACACAAGACCTGACTGACGCTGACTTCACAATGATCGTTGATCAGGCTAACTACTTCCAGTTCGCACTCGACGACATCGAAGAAGCACACTCACACATCAACTTTATGGACCTCGCCACAGACCGTGCAGGCTATAAATTGCGTGATGAGTTTGACCGTGAAGTTCTCGGTTACATGGCCGGTTGGTCGTGGAACGGCTCTGTATGGGCACGTCGCACAGCAGTATCAGGCACAAAAGCCGATGCTGCAGCCGACAACGACGAATTGCTGGCAGCAAACAAGCTGGACATCACTGACTTCGGTGGTGCTGACTTGGGCGTTGCAGCCGAAGCAACTTCTATCCCAGTTGCAGCAGGCGGCGGCGCAGGCGGCATTTCTTCGCCATTGCAAATCCTGAACCGCATCAAGCGTAAGATGGACCAAGCAAACGTCGAAACAGAAAACCGTTGGGTCGTACTTGATCCAGTAATGGTTGAACTGTTGATGGACGAAGACAGCAAGCTGATCAACGCCGACTTCGGCGGCGAGAGCGAAGTTCGCAATGGTCGTATGCCGGGCACCATCCGTGGTTTCCGTGTGTATCAGTCCAACAACCTTCCATACCTCGGCACTGGCCCTGACGCCAGCGCATCCGCAGGTTCGGAAGAGAACTTCGGTGTTGTTGTTGCAGGTCACGACAGTGCCGTAGCGACTGCCGAGCAGATTGCGAAAACTGAGAAGTTCCGTTCGCCGGATCACTTCGCAGACATCGTCCGTGGCATGCAGCTTTATGGCCGGAAAACACTCCGCCCAGAAGCGCTGTTCACAGCGATTTACAACGTAGCCTGATGACTACTTTGGGGGCGGCATTAGCCGCCTCCATCCTTCCTTAGAGGATTATTCATGCCCAGCACATACATCGATCTCTGCAATAAAGTACTGCGCCGCCTTAACGAGGTTGAGATCGCCGTAGGTGACTTTCCGACAGTACGTGGTGTACAGGCTCTTGTTAAAGACGCTGTGCGCTCGTCTATCGCTAAGATCAATCAGGCTGAGTATGAATGGCCCTTTAATGCCGCAGAGCATACCGAGACGCTTGTAGCAGGCCAGACAGAATATGTTTGGCCATCTTTCTTTAAGGTGTCGGATTGGAACAGCTTTCAGATTCAGAAAGATGCTTCCCTGAATGCAAACTATAAGACCCTGAATTTCATTGAACGTGATGTATGGTACAAAAGCCATCGTGATGATGACTATGAGGCAGGAGCCGCAGGACGTGGTATCCCTGATCACGTATTCCCAAGCCATGGTAATGGTTTTGGTGTCACACCTTCTCCTAACGCCGCCTACAAAGTACGCTTTCGGTACTACCTGAACTATTCAGACCTTACGAACTACGACGATGTAACCCGTATTCCTGAAAGCTTTGATACCGTTGTTATTGATGGCGCATTGTACCATCTGTACATGTTTAAGGATAACCTAGAGAGCGCACAGGCAGCTTTCATGGCCTTTGAGGCGGGTATCAAAGACCTTCAGACCCTATACATCAATCAGTACGAAAGCATTCGTGATACACGGGTGAAATTTTAATGCCTGATCGTATTGAGTCATACAAAGTCATCTGCGGTGGTGGTCTAAACTCTAACGAAAACCACTTAGACCTTTCGGACAATAGTCCCGGCGCTGCCACCCGCTTAGTGAATTATGAACCCTCCCTCTTTGGGGGGTATCGTCGTATCAACGGCTATGAACAGTATGATAATCTGTTCCCTGAAGTAGACGACGGTAACGGTGTAGCCGAAGGTAAAGTACTCTGTGTAGCCTACTACAAAAACGAGCATATCGGTAACCCCTACGTTATCGCTGCCCGCAAGGATGTAGGCGCTACTACGTACAGCTTCTGGTACCATACCGCCTATATCGGCTGGCGTAAGATGACCCCCGGCTTCACTCTCAACACGACTGATGGTGTTCGCACTGTTGAGAAGATTAGGTTTGCTCAGTTTGATTTTGGAAGCGGTTCTCAGATCATCTTCGTAGATGGCGTGAACAACGCCTCAGTCTTTGATGGCAGCAATTGGTACGCCATTGATAGTGCCAACTCAGGCGGGTCATCGTCTGCGGGCGGGGATCAGGTCTTAGATGCCCCCTCTGTTGTAGACGTATTCGAAAACCACATTTTCCTATCTGGTGACCGCACTAGCCAGTCCACTGTGGCCCATTCGGCACCTAACGATCCACTGACGTGGACGGTAGCCGCAGGCGCTGGGCAGCTAGTTATGGGCTATAAGGTAGTCCAGATTAAACCATTCCGTGACAACCTCTTTGCCTTTGGTAACAACTCTATCAAGAAGGTTGTTCCTGATCTTACCGCAGGCTTCGTTCAAGAGCAGGTCACAGCTAACGTGGGCTGCGTGGCCCCCGACAGTGTGCTCGAAATTGGTGGTGACCTTCTATTCCTAGCACCTGATGGCCTCCGTCCTGTTGCGGGTACAAGCCGTATTGGTGACGTTGAACTAGAAACAGTTTCTAAGTCCATTCAGAGTGCGCTTGTTGATGTTATTCAAAACACTGATCTTAGTACTCTAAACGGTGTTGTTGTACGCTCTAAGTCTCAGGTCCGCTACTTTTACGGAGATGACAGCAATAACGTACAGGACGGTGCGGGTATTGTAGGCGGACTGACTAACAGCACAGGGTCCATAGGCTGGGAGTTTGGTGGCCTTTTAGGCATTCGTGCAAGCTGTTGTTCCTCTGAGTATATCGGCACAGAAGAGTTTATCCTGCACGGCGACTACGATGGTCGAGTATACCGACAGGAGCAGGGTAATACCTTTGATGGTCGGGATATCGTAGCAATCTATGCCACGCCATACTACGATCTAAACGAGACAGAAGTTCGCAAGACAATTCGCAAGATCAATACGTTCCTTCGTGCTGAAGGTCCGTTTGAGATGAACTTAGCGGTTGCGTATGATTGGGGTGACTACACCACCTCACGCCCTTCCACCTACACTGAAGAGAGCCGAGGCGGTCCGACTGTCTATGGTGGCCGCAGCATTACCTACGCAGGCCCTAACGTGACCTACGGCGGCAACTCTAAACCCATCATGACCTATGACACCCAAGGCTCCGGTTTTTCGGTACGTGCAACGTATGTGACCGTTGGGCAGTTTGATCCTTACACCATCCAAGGGATCGTATTTGAATATTCCGTTGCGGGGAGACGCTAAATGGCCGGATATACACGCCAATCTATTGCTGATATTATCAATGGCTCAGAGGTTACAGCACCTCCGCTAAATGCCGAATTTAACCAGCTTGCAGCGGCTTTTGCTGATGCCACAGGACATAGCCATGATGGCTCTGCGGGCAACGCTCCTAAGATCAATCTAACTACTTCTGTAAGCGGCTATCTGCCTGCAGTACACGGCGGTGTTGGCGGTAAGAATAACCTTACTGCGACAGCTAACCCTACAACTACAAACGATTCTGGTGAGGGATACGCCCCCGGCTCTATGTGGGAAAACACCACAACAGGCCGTGTATTTATCTGTGTCGGCAATACAGCCAACGCAGCCGTTTGGCGTGAACTGGTACAGGTTCAGACATCTAACAAGATCATCCCAGAGGTCACTAATACAGTAGACCTTGGTGATCCTGCTACACGCTTCCAAGACATCTGGTTGTCTGGCGGTATCTCTGCATTTGGTAATGCGTCTGTAGGCGGTACACTGAGCGTAACAGGGGCCACAGCCCTTAGTTCTACTCTTGCAGTTACAGGTGCTTCTACCTTTGCAAACCTTACTGCTACAGGCACCTCTACGCTTACCTCGGTGGATGTTAACTCCGGTGCTATCGACAATACGGTTATCGGCAATACAACCCCAGCCGCAGGTACGTTCACTACACTGAATGCTAATACCAGCCTTGTAGCTGCTACAGCCGATATTAACGGCGGTACAGTAGACAACGCCACTATCGGTGCTTCTACGCCTTCAACAGGTGCCTTCACGACTGTATCGACTTCTGGTCAGGCTACTCTGGCTACTGCTGATCTTAACGGCGGTACCATTGATGGTACTGTCATTGGTGCGGCTAATCACACCACCGGTAAGTTCACTACTCTGCAATCTACAGGTAACGCTACACTGGCCTCTGCTAACATTAGCGGTGGTTCTGTTGATGGCGCTACAGTGGGTGCTACAACTGCTTCCAGCGGTGCGTTTACTACAGTAACCTCTTCAGGCGGCATCACAGGCGCACTGACAGGCAACGTAACGGGTAACGTCACTGGTAATGTTACGGGTGATGTTGATGGCAACGTAACGGGTGATCTAACAGGTAACGTAACTTCTACAGGTTCGTCCTCATTTAACAACGTGACCATCGACGGTACGTTGAATATGAACGCTGGTACGTCTGCTACAATTACCAACCTGACTGCACCAACTAATGATCTAGACGCTGCTACTAAGAAATATGTAGATGATGAGGTCGCTGGAGTTATTGCTGCTGCTCCTGCTGCATTGGACACTCTAAATGAGTTAGCTGCTGCGCTGGGCGATGATGCTAACTTCTCTACTACCGTCACAAACAGCATTGCTACTAAGCTTCCAAAAGCTGGTGGTACGATGTCTGGTGAGATCGCTATGGGGTCTAACAAGATCACTGGCGTTACTGACCCTACAGGCGCACAGGATGCTTCTACGAAAGCGTATA